TGTAGCTGCTGTTGGTTTTTATAACACAGCTAAAGATGTCGTTAATGCTTCTATTAGGCATATACAACAGGAAGAGTTTGGATGGCCTTTTAATCACATAGAAGAAGAGGAAACACTAACAGCAGGTATTACAAGGTATAGTTATCCTGAAGATGCTAAGTCTATTAATTTAGACAGCTTTAGAATTAAACGTAATGCAACACTTAATGTGGAAACTATTAAATTAAAGCCTATGGATTATCAGGAATATCTTAATAGTCATATTGACTATGAGTATAATACAAGTACAGGATTAAGAGCAGTTCCAAGATTTGTTATTCGTGCGCCTAGTGATGAGTTTATTATTATTCCTACTCCTGATAAAGCTTATGAACTTGTTTATGAGTACTATAGAAACCCAATTGATTTAGAACTCTATGATGATGTTCCTAATATACCAAAAGAATTTAAATATGTAATCATAGAGGGAGCAATGTATTATGCCTATCAGTTTAGGGGTGATCTTCAGAATGCACAGTTAGCTCTTAGCAGGTTTGAAACTGGAATTAAACATATGCGTTCTCTTTATATTAATCGTTATGATTATCTTAGGTCAACAGTCATAGAACAAAACCGTCTAGTAACTAATACATTAAGAGTATCCTAATGGCAACACAATGGCAGACATTTCCAATAGAGTTTAAGGGTGGACTTGTAGCTAATCTTACCCCATTACAGCAAGGTATTCAAGCTGTAGGTTCTGCTACACAACTACAAAACTTTGAACCTGCTATTACTGGTGGTTATAAAAAAGTACTAGGCTACTCTAAGTTTAATCCACAGGTATTAGCAGATAGTGGTGTTATACAGGGTGTTGCTGTTACAAATAATACTTCAACAACTACGGCTGTAGCTGTAAGAGCAGGTAAATTCTACGAGATTACTGCAAGTTCTATTAGTTCAGCGTTAGCTACAGGATCTACAACTACTTCTACAAAAGTAAGGTTTGCACACTTTAATTTTGATGGTACAGATAGGATCATGTTTGTTGATGGAGTAAACTACCCTGCTCATTACAGTGCAGGTTCTGTTACATTTCTTACATCTTCTAACTCCTCTGACCTAGAGGATGCTACACACGTTATAAACTACAAGAACCACCTCTTCTTTGCTAAAGGTCCTAATTTAGTTTTTAGCGCACCGTATAGTCACACAGATTTTTCTACTGGAAACGGTGCAGGATCTATTAATGTTGGTTCTGATATTACCGGGTTAATTGTTTTTCGTGAACAAGTTATTGTATTTACTTCAAACAGTATTCAAAGAATAACTGGTAGTTCTTTTGCAGATTTTACTCTTGTACCTGTTACATTAGATATTGGTTGTACAGAAGATGACAGCATACAGGAAGTTGGTGGTGACATTATGTTTCTCTCACCTGATGGACTCAGACTACTATCTGCTACAGAACGTATTGGTGACTTTAACTTAAATGTTCCTTCTAATACTATTAAGAATACCTTTGATAATTTTCTTGCAGGTAATAATAACTTTCACAGTTTAGTAATTAGAGAAAAAAGTCAATATAGAATCTTTGGTTATAAGAGTAGTAGTATAGCTACTGAATCAGCTGCAGGATTACTTGCAACTAAATTTGCAGCTCAAGGTTCTGAAGGAATGCAGTGGGCAACACTAAAAGGATTTGAAGTATATTCTGGAGACTCACGCTATCTAGGTTCTAATGAAGTAATTCTTTTTGGTGGTGATGATGGATACATATACCAAATGGAAAAGGAAGGAACTATCGCAGTAAACTACAGACAGTCTGCAGATGATGATGATGCTGATGGTATTGCTGCAAGTCAATCAGTGGGTAGTGCAACAACAATGACAATCAATGGGGCATTAGCTTCAGGTGGGGCAGTCTCTCTTAATGATGCAAAGTTTGTTACAATTACAAGTGCAGGAAATGATTCAGGTATAACTTTTACTGTTGTTGGAACAACAGATGGAAGTACTGCTTTAACAGAAGCTATTACTGGATCTAATGCAGGAACAGCTATTAGCTCTGGTACGTTTAAAACAATTGCTTCTATAACAACTAGTGGAGCTACGGCAGGAGCAGCTACAGCAGGAGTAGTAGGAAAGAGTGATATTGATGCTATCTTTGTATCTCCTTATATGCCTATTAATGATCCACAGCAAAGAAAAACTTTCTATAAGTTAGCTCTCTATGTAGATCCTGAAGGAGCTTTTACGACAACAACAAAGATTATACTAGATCAGAATTTACCTACTGTCGTACAACCACCAGTTATTTCTCCTACAATACAACTAAGTGGAACTTCTTCTGTAGCTATCTACGGAGATGAGAATTATGTTTATACAGCGTCAGGATCTGCAACAAATACTTCACCTAGATATGGCTCTGAAATACAAAAGGAATACTCTAGGCAATTAGTTGGTTCAGGGAGAAACTTTGCATTAAGTATAGAAGATAATAGTACAAATAGATCATTTACATTAGACACAGCAGTAATTGAATACTCTGTTAATGATAGAATATAAAGGAAAAGAAAATGGGTTCAGGTTACACAAGAAACGATACATCAGGCAACATAGCTAATGGTAAAGTTATTGACGCTACAGATTTAGATGGTGAGTTTGACGCTATCGTAACAGCCTTTAGTACATCAGGGCATACCCATGACGGTACGGCTGCAGAGGGTGGTAAGGTTACTAAACTGTTAGGTACAAGCTTAACACTAGGAGATGGCACTGCAGGTACAGATATTACTGTAACCTTTGATGGTGAAACTTCTGATGGTGTCTTAGTATGGATGGAAGATGAAGACTATTTTAAGTTTAATGATGACATCCTTATGAATACTGATGAGAAACTCCAATTTAGAGATACAGGTATTTACATCTCTTCTAATGCTGATGGTGACTTAGATATTGTCTCTGATGGTACGGCTGTAGATTCTATCAATATTGAATCAGCAGGTGGTATTACTCTTGATGCAGGTACTGCAGGTAGTGGTATTATCTATGAAGATGATGGTACAGAAATGATGCGTATCTACAACAGTAGTAGTGACGTTGTATTTCAAGCAAAGGTAGACGCTAAAGATCTTGTCTTTCAACAGTATGATGGCAATGAGGTTATGCGTATTGCTGATAATAGAAGAGTTTACTTTTACGATGAAGGTGGAGAATATATAAGTTCAGATGGTACTGACTTTACATTTGCTTCTGGTAATGACATAAACCTTACAGCTACTACCGATATTAATATCCCTGCTAACGTAGGCTTGACGTTTGGTGATGATGGAGAAAAAATAGAAGGTGATGGTACAAATCTTACTATTGCTAGCTCTAATAACTTGACAATAGACGCTACAGGAGATATAATTCTAGATGCAGATGGAGATGACATTACCCTTAAAAATGGTAGTGCAACCTTTGCTTCCTTTACAAACAGTAGTGGAGAACTTGTTATTAAATCAGGGTCTACTCCTACTACGGCTATGACATTTAGTGGGGCTAATGTTACATTTGCAGGTACAGTTACGATTGGATCTGCAGGAATCTCAGAGGCAGAATTAGAAATTCTTGATGGAGCTAATGTAACTACAACTGAGTTAAATATTTTAGATGGTGATACAAGTGCTTCATCTACTACTGTTGCCGATGCTGATAGAGTAGTCTTTAATGATGATGGCACTATGAAGCAAGTAGCAGTAACCGACTTAGCTGCATACTTTGATGATGAGATTACAGCTATGCCCAATCTTGTAACGACTGCAGCTACAACTGTAGGAGCTTTAAACAGTGGGTCTATCACATCAGGTTTTGGAACTATAGATACAGGTTCATCTACGATTACAACGACAGGTTTAATATCAGGTGGGTCTTTAGATATTGATGATGTTCTTATCAATGGAACTACAATAGGACATACAGATGACACAGATCTTATTACATTAGCTGATGGAGTTGTTACAGTAGCAGGGGAAATAAGTGTCACAACTTTAGACATAGGTGGTACGAATGTTACAGCTACTGCTGCTGAGTTAAATATATTAGACGGTGTTACAGCTACAGCTTCTGAGTTAAACATTATGGATGGTGTAACGGCTACTGCTGCCGAACTAAATATAATGGATGGAGTAACATCTACAGCAAGTGAAATTAATCTTTTAGATGGTTCTGCTAAGTCTACTTCTTCTATTACTATTGCAGATGCAGATGCCTTTATTGTTATTGACGGAACTACCACTAAGCAAATACCTGCTTCTGATTTATCAACTTATATAGGTTCATCTAGTACTGCAGGTCAACTGTCAGATGGTACAGGTAACACAGCTATAGGTGCTAATGCTCTTGATAGTATGGATGGAGATGAGGCTGATTACAATACAGCACTTGGTGGCAATGCTCTTACTGCTATCACCACAGGAGATAATAATGTAGCTATTGGGTATGATGCTAATGCAGGTGGAACTTCAGGAAGTAGTAATCTTGCAATTGGTTTTGAGGCTCTTAAAGCAGGTGGGGGTGGAGGTTATTCATTTGCTGTTGGTTATAGAGCTATGTATCAATATACTGGTGGATTTACTCATGTTGCTGTTGGTAATAATGCTTTAAAGTCTATGACAAGTGGGACTCAACAAGATAACTGTGCTGTTGGAGATAGTGCAGGTTCTAATAGTAATGGCACTAGTAGTACTTATAATAGACAGAATTCATTTTTTGGCAATGCTTCTGGAAATAGGAATACAACTGGTTCAATAAATACTTGTATTGGTTATTCTGCAGGTGGTTTTACTGGAACAGGTATGACAGGAGATGAAAATACTTTTGTTGGTGGATATGCGTCTGGTAATGTAACAAGTGGTAGTGATAATGTTTCTGTTGGAAGAAGTGCAGGTCAAGACTTAACCTCTGGAGATAAAAATACGTCAGTTGGTAATGGTGCAGGACAACAAATAACAACAGGTAGTAACAATTTATTTTTAGGTGTTGATGCAGGAAGAACTGGTAGTCCTGGTGGCGCACAAACAACTGGATCAAATGAAATATTTTTAGGTGATGAAAATATTACTGCTGCAAATATTCAAGTAGATTGGACAGTAGCTTCTGACCAAAGAGATAAAACAGATTTTTCTGCATTAGATATTGGGTTAGATTTTGTAAATGCATTAAAGCCTTATACGTTTAAATGGGATAAACGTGTAAAGTATGTAAATAGAGAGGGTAAAAATGGTATAGGCACAAAATCTATAGAAAATGGAATATCAACTGAAGATAAATGGGAAGATGCAGTTGATTTAGATACCATAACATCAGATGGTACACATAAAGAAGACTGGCTTGATGTAGGTTTTAAGGCGCAAGATGTAGAAACTTTAGAAAAAGCTGCAGGTTATAAAATAGCTGATAAAACAAACCTTACAACCACACTAACTAACGATGGAAAACAGTATGGTATTAAATACAATAAGTTTGTACCTATTCTAGTCAAAGCCCTACAAGAACTATCAGCTAAGAATGACGCATTGGAAGCTAGAATTAAGACATTAGAGGGGTAATATGTTTGACCCCATAACGATTGGTGCTTGTTTAACCACAGCAAGTACAGCCTTTAATGGGTTGAAGAAAGCATTTG